ACCCCGATGAGTCCAAATCACTCACCGTACAATTTTCAAAATTAACAAAAGTTAGACAAATCATTGCAGATGAAAAAATTGCACAAACTATTGAACTCGCTGAAAACATTCTTGAACAAGACAAGAAAGTTATTATTTTCTGTAATTTCACTGATTCCTTAAATAAAATTACAGAACACTTTGGTAAAACCGCAGTAAAACTTGATGGTTCTATGTCAAAACCTGAAAGACAAAACTCGGTCGACCAATTCCAAGATAACCCCAAAGTTAAAGTATTTGTGGGTAACATTAAAGCGGCAGGTGTTGGTATTACATTGACATCTGCAGAAGCGGTTATTATGAATGACTTATCATTCCTTCCATCAGACCACGCCCAAGCTGAAGACCGAGCTTATCGTTACGGTCAAAAAAATAATGTTTTGGTTTATTATCCAATATTCGAAAATACAATCGAAGGTGTCATCTACGATATCCTAAACAACAAAAAACAAGTCATTGCCACCGTAATGGGCGACAACCAACATCCGGCCGATGCTGCAGAAGAAATCTTACAAAGAATTAACGAACTGCGATATTAACGAACTACGGATTATTTATATATAACGGATAATCCAAAATTATGAAAAGAACAAAAGAGAAAATCCAACAACTAGAGTTACAGATACTTGAAAATCACGTAACCATAGAAAAAGAGTTGTTGATTACAGAAATGAAAAAAATCGGAATAGAGAAACTACCATATTCCTACTCAGCCCTCAAACAGTTTATTGACCCCGAAACCATGAGTTTCCATTACAATAAACATTACAAAGGGTATGTTGATAAACTAAACGACGCATTATCAAAGAAAAAATACGGAGATTTAGAATTAGAAAAAATAATCAAGACAATCAGTCGTTTTGATAAAACAATTCGAAACAACGCAGGTGGAGCATTTAACCACGCTTTGTTTTGGAATATGTTAAGTCCCGAACCAAAAAAACTAACAGGCGAACTTTATAAAAAAATTACCAAAGAGTGGGGAACATTCACAAACTTTAAAAAAGAGTTTGATAAAATTGGTAAAGAAAGATTTGGTTCAGGTTGGGTATGGTTAGTTCTAACCTCCAATAACAGATTAAAAATTATGTCGACTCCAAACCAAGACAATCCATTAATGAATGTTATTGAAGGTGGTGGTTTTCCATTGTTGGGATTGGATTTATGGGAACATGCTTATTATTTGAAATATAGAAACAAAAGAGATGAATACATCACAAACTTTTGGAAAGTGGTCAATTGGGATTTTGTAACCAAAATGTATGAAATGAAAGTTGAAACCAAATTAACTGAATCTACCAAAATGAAACAAGTTTTAAGTGAAGGTAAATCTGAAATGTGTTCAAAATCTGACAATGAATTTTATAGAATGTTATTTAACGTAAACCAAGACATTAAATGGACTTACATGAATGGTATTAATAGAATTCTTAAAGAAGTTTTTAATGAAAATTATATTGATACACCAAATAATAATCAATTACCTGGCGTTTATGATATTGAAGGTCCTGGTAGGTCGGTAATAAATAAATTAAATACGAATTACACTGCGTTTTGTATCTTATTAAGGGATTTAAATTACGTTATTACAAAAATACCAAATAAAAAACCAATATCGTTTATAGATAAAACTCCAGCACAACAAAAGAAAGAAGTTGAAAGATTCGTAAGTGCTTTGGACCATTTTAAATATAGAATCTTTGATAGAGAAAGTTCAACATTTATTAATTTATTAATAACGTTAACCGAAAAAAACAAAGCTGGTGATAAACGAGAACAAATCACAGCATCAATTCTTAGAAGATTTTTTGGTAAAAGTGCAAAGGTTGAAATGGTTGGTGAGTTAGGAAACAAAAAAGATGCAATCCAAGGAGTAGATTTGGAAATATTTAAAGATGATACATTATACACCGCCCAAGTTAAACCATATAGAGAAATGAAACAAACCGAAGATGGAATTGAATTGGAGGGTACTGCAAGTGTTAAATTGTATAAAACAGATTGGATGGTATTTCAAAGAGGAAAGAATGTTTTAGTGTTTGATAAAAAACCAAAAATTATTAAAGGTAACTTTGTTTTTCCTCCTGATTCACTTTTATATAGTATATAATAAACTAAAAGATATTTATTAGATATGGCAGTTATACCAGAACCAGAAAGGTCAAAAATTTATACAAGAATTAAACATCTATTGGGTGCACCATTAAGAAGTGTTGAAGTCACTGATGAAATGATGGACTCATTGATGGAATTATCAATTCAAGATTATGAACAATATATTTTGAATTGGTTAATTGATAGTCAGTGGGTTAACTTGGTTAATCTTAACATGACTGAAAAATCCGTTGCCCAAGCTTTAATCACAAGAACAATGGATTTTGAACAACAATTTTCATACTCATATTCAAAAATTGTGGGTCTTCAGGCTGAAGGTCCTTGGGTATTAAAAAAGGATTATATTATTCTTGAAGAAAACAAACAAAACTACGAAATCCCTGCAGGTCGTGAAATCAACGAAGTATTATGGTTTAGCAATCAACCTATTACCGCATTTGGTATGGGTGGTATTGGTGGATTTGGTGGTGTTGGTTTAGGCGCAAATGAAGCAGGTTTTGCTCAAATGGGATACCAAGGTTCTTACTTTATGATGTCAGGATTTGACTATCTAATAAGAATGCAAGAGGCAAACATATTAAATAGAATTCTTGGTGGTTCTTTAACTTATAGAATTACTGCATTACCTGATGGTAAAAAAGACTTACAACTATACAACGCTCCTGGTAATCAATTTAATTGGGGTAACTATAGTCAATATGTTGGTAGAGCTGTTTGGTATTGGTATTACGATGTAACACCTGATAGTAGAGCTGATTGTTTAAAAAATAATCCTGATGTGATTAAAATGCCAAATGAAGTTCCTTTAGAGGAAATGACTTGGACTGACCTAAATGTTCCCGCACAACAATGGGTAAGAAGATGGTTCACCGCATATGTTAAAGAAACATTGGGTAGAGTTAGAGGAAAATATAGTGGAAACTTAAAAGCTCCTGACTCAGAATTAACAATGGACTACACAAGTTTATTAACCGAAGGCAAAGACGAAAAGACAAAGTTGATTGAAGAATTAACTGGTGCCGAAGGTTGGTTAACAAGATTACGTCCTGAAAAAGTAATGGAAAAAGAAGCATTACTCGCTGAAAATCTAAATAAACAAATGAAATTCAGAGCAATGCCTCGTCAAATATATGTAATTTAAATTATGGCAATTATTAAAACAATACCGTCAACACGACTTATTAATGGTGAAATTCTTGAAACATCAGAAATTTCAATAGTATCTGAAAACCAATACAGAACAAATGGTGAAGAATGTGTAATCATTAGAAACGTACAAGAATCAACAGTTATCTTAGATTCAAAAACAACCGACCACGTAGTAATAAAATCAATGACTCGTCTAACAATTAAACCTGATGTTGGTAAAATTGATGAGGATTATGATGAAATTATTGCTGACCGATACGCTTGTATTGAATTTAGATTTTGTGTTGGAAACTGGTATATCTTATCATCAGACGGTCTCAAGAATTCCTAATTTTTCTTTCCAATCTTCTTCTGCAAAATCGTACATATAGTCAGGTTTTAAACCTCGTCTTTCCCAATAGTTTAATTCTTGTTCAGTTATATCAAGTACATCTTCTTGCAATCTATCTTGGTCACCATTACCTAATGGGTGTCCATTAATTAATTCACATTGTGATTTTGTAAAAATACCTCTGTTTTCAGGGTCATTAACAATTAAGTTATTTCTAACCTCATCTTGAAATACAACCATTAATGGTTCCATTCTTTTGTTAAATGTTGTAATTGCTCTCGGCACATTATATTCACCTGTTAGATTAGGGTCATTTTCCAAAATATCTTTGTGTAACATATAACAATTAATTTGAACACCATCACCTTTTTTCTGAACGTCACCATGAGATGACTTTAATCCGTTATTCACATACATAATAACATCCCCAAGATTTACCGCAAGATTTTCTTGTATTGCAAGTTCCATGTGAGCCATACGACTCATACTATTTCCTGACTTTGTCTTGGTTGTCAATCTTTTCTTATAGTCATCAAGAGATAATTTAACTTTTGCTCTTTGAGCAATTTTACTTAATGGTATTTTTTTATCAAATATCTTTTGTAGGTATTCATAATAATATTCAACAAACGCCTGACCATTACCTTCCAATAACATCTTAATACCTTTGTCCAAGAACTCCTCAATATACAATGGAAGTTTCTTTGACTTGATACTATTACCCGTCAATTTGATTTTACCCTTGGCATCCATAACCGCATAGTTCTTACGAGCCAAGTTAATACATGAAGGCCAAACCCCGTCCGTATCAAGTGCCATCTCACCTCTCATAAAGATATCGTTATACTCGGCAACGTCAGCTTCAGGACCATAATATTCTTTACCCAACTTAACTTTCCAATTCAACCCACGACCAACATAAACTCTGTCTTTTGCATCGTCAGGAGTCGAGAAGTTCACACCGTCCGTATCCATTACCAAAGGAACATAACCCTTTGTCATAAAGAACTTAATCATTTGACGAAGGTATTGTCTACCTGTACAAGTAATCTGTTCCCCCATATACATGTCACCCCAAGCAAATACTTGTGGAGCGGACAACGCACCGAACATCGAGTTAATGAAAATCTTAATTGGTAATTGTTTGTTACCGTATGATTCTGATTTCTTACGGTCAGTCTCGTAGTATTGTTCTGCAAGTTGTTTGTATTTGATACGAGTATCACGAAAGTATTTTAACATTCCTTTCATCGCGCCTGTAACATCACACTTAGGGAATACATCATGTACCAACTGAATAGATGGATACAGAGACGAGAAGTCAAGCTTAAGTACGTTCTTACTATAACCTACCTTAAGTAGTCGTGAGAGACCTCCTACGAAGTCTGTCTTACCTTGTTTGGCGGGGATTGCAAGTCCGTGCTTGTAAGACCAAGCTAACATTAACATTTTCCATAGAGTTGCGGTACCCATGGTTGATACCCTTTCATATGTTGTTGGAATCATCGCGGCCAACAAGAATGAACCTTGGTTGAATTCTTGGTCAACCTTTAAGGTTTCATCTAAGTCATCGTCAAGATACATCTCAACAATCTTATCACCTGTAATCTTTTTGTAGACGTTAGGAAACTTTATATCTAAATTATCGTAAGCGGGATTGTTTGCTTTCTTGTAATTACCATTCTGTGTATTTAACCAATACTCCTCTTTGTTAAGGAATAACTTACCAATATTGTCGTGTTCAATATACACACGACTTGGTGATTCTGCGTTGATATATTTTGTGATGTATTTCAAACCTGCCGCCTTGATACTCGAATTGATTGCTTGAGCTCTACGAACTGCGTGGATAATATCAATAACATTATATCCCCAAATTGAAGTTTGAGTGTATGTTTCTACCTCGTTGGCAAGTTTCAACATCCCGTCTTTTCTTGTGAACGAATGTTGGGGGTGTAATGACTTACAAATCTTTTTTGGGTCAAGTCCCAAGATTCTACAACGTTCAAAAATCCAATGCCAGTCAAAGTTTGCGGAATTGTATCCACCGATAATACTTGGTTTTAATTCGTTGATTACGTTGAAGAATTCTATGATGGCATTTCGTTCTTCAGATTCATCAATACATTCGATAACTCTGTGATATCCTTTATTTGTTTTAATTCCAATCATGAATATACGACCGTCTTGTGGTTCAAGAGAAGTCGTCTCTAAGTCATATACAAGTCGGGTGACTTCATCGTAATTCTCGAAGCCTTTAAATAGTCGTTTTTCTTTTGATATGAGATATTGTTCTACGGGCGGAAGGATAATAAGTTTATCCTTTGTCTTTTCACCCCATGGGTCACATCCACCTTCCCTAAAGAATTGGATGAGTTCACGATAACCTTTAAGAGATTTAACCATAAAGGTCATACCCTTTTCTAATCGTTCATCACCATGAGTTTCCAATTTATCAATCGTAATACCATGTTTGGTCATGGCATCTTTTTGAGCGGATTTGGAACCACCATAAAAGTTGATATTACGTAAATCACCTACCCAAGCGAATGGAGTAAATGTATCCTTACGGATTTCTTTTCCTTTACCAGGAATTTCTTTAATTTTGTAAATGGAGTTGGATGCGTAGTCAAATTCTATTGCTACAATAAATTCTTCAGGGTCGTTGCCGTGTAAGAAAGATTCAATTTCTTCGTTAGATATCATAATATTATTTCGTTGGTTTATTAGCTTTCACACCATCGTGAAATTTACCTTCGTAAATAAATATAAATGAAAAATCTATTTAATCAAATTAACAACAAGCAGTTTCCGAAATAAAACTTGGTTGGACGTTAATATACAATTCCTCTCTGATTGGAAGAATTAGATTACCTTCATCGTTCTTAATCAAGAACTGACCAACATATCTACCAGGTGTGTTGGTATCTCTACCCGTAAACTTGTAATAGATATAATATTCAGGTGTCGCACCTAATGGTAAGATAAGTGAAACGATTTCACAAGGAGCAGACACAATTTTAGGAATTTCAGTTTCAACATCAATCATTGTAAAGAAAATAGTAGAAACTTCTAAGTCCTGCATCAGTTCTAAGTAACCCGCTCTACCATCTTTCACTACTTGCATTTTTAATACAGGTAGATTTGCATTTTGTTTAATAAAGAATTCCATAACAATAAATATATTGTTATGACTCTTTTCTTAAACTTCTTTCGTAATGTTCGAATCTATCGTGTTCTGTTGGTGTCATGAGTAATAAACCAGGATATAACTCACCTTTCTTAACTAACTGATACATATGACTCATCCATGTTTGTTCAAATGGATGTCCCCATGTTGTATCTAAGAACATTTTTTGATTTCCTGTTCTTGTAACGATTTGAGGCCAATTACAATAATAGACTTCACCTGTCACGTAAGGGATACCTTGGAATGAATTAACAGAATTATAAACCGCTCTTGGTGCATTTGGGTCTAATCCTTGAACTGGTAATCTATCTTTACCTGGCCAATACTTTTGTCTGACATCTTGAGGTACATTGTACCAAGCCCATTGAGTCCCATTATCACCAAAGAATTCACTATAATTAAGTTTTAAAAAATCAAAGTTTTCTTTCTTAACAATTTGTAATGTTTTTGAATATAAATTTGAAACATATCTATTAAATCCATTTCTACACACATCACCTTCTTTTGGATAAAAGAACATGTCATCTTCAAAAAACAAATAGAAATCTAAATCTGTTTCATTTTGGAAATGTTCCGCAATCCATTGTCGACCACCACAAATACCTAAATTATCTTTCTTAATGTGTTCAAAGCCATTTTCTTCACACAATTTAGCATAGTCGTTAAATGTTGTCTCATCGCTTGAATTATCTAACAAAAACTTTTTAGTTTTTA